CGGGATTGAGCAAAGCACCGTACAAAGAATTTAAATTAATCTTTTTAACCAACTGCCGTTTATCCCAGAACGCAATGTCGGCCTTCTCGGTGGCATCTTTCTTTTTTGCCTGTAGTTCTTTGCGTTCAGCGTACCAGCGTTCTAGTAGTCCGGGCACGATGCCTTTGATATCATACCTAAAAATAGTTCCATTGGCACTTAATATCCAAGGTTGATTGCTATCAAATATCAACTTCCATACATTGGCCGCTGAAGTAATGTCTGATGTGCCATCTTCCCAGTCGATGGTTATTTCTGTACCAACTTCTGCGTTCATCACAGATTGATATTCTAGGCTACCGAACATGTTTTCCCAGGCATCAGCGAAGGACGAACCTGTGGATATTTTTTCTTGGATATAGTGGTCGGTCATTATCGGTCGGAGTTGTCCGACGATGGTTTCCGGTCCCATGTTGAGGGCACGAATAGCTGAGGGATAGAGCGAGTTGAGGTCGATCGCTCCGATGTATTCGTGAATCCCTTTTTTGGGATAAGCAACATAGGCACCTGCGGCTTGGGTTTCTCCTTGGTCATCTCTACTCCTCCTGTTAGGTACAATCATTCCTCGTTGATGTGCTTCGTTGATAATGGCCTGCTCAGTGACAGCAACAGCTCCCATGGTAGTAGGGAGTAGTACTGTGTTATCATGGGCCAATTCGTTGGCCAGATCAAGAAAGCGTAATTTTTTATCAAGTTTTACCAACAGCATGACGTCTTGTCGGTTGTAATCGATAAATTTGGGAAAGTCTTTGTTGTAGAGTTGATCTAAGGTGCCCTCATAGGCAACTTTAGATTCATTGAGTTCGTATTCGCCAATGGCGTCTAAAGAATAACTGTGTCGTTCTTCGTAAGTGTATTTCCGGTACAATTGCATGTAATCCATGTGTACTCGGCCAATGAGATCGAATGTGAGATTCTCAGCTCCAAATCTCTCAAATGTTCTTTGTTTGGGATATTGGCCCCAAAGGCAAAAACGTCGTGTGTCGTCCTTGCTCAGCACTCGATTTATACGCATGACAGTATAAGGAATGTCGAAACCTTCACTGTTCCAACCGCTGAGTATGTCGGCATCATCAATGAGATCAAGGAACGTATTAAGTAAGTCTTCTTCGCGCTCAAACAAAAAACAGTTTTCGTATTGGGCACAGATTTCTTCAGCAGTAGCCCAACTGTAACTCTTGGGTGGAACTACCAGTGTGACTAGTCGATCCATCCAGTCTAGATAGACTGTGATGGCTGTGATGGGATTGAAGGGATCTTCGGGCTTTGAAAAACCGCGTTCGGGGTCAAAGTCGACCTCGATGTCGAAAAACGCTGTTTGTAGTTTTGGAGATTCTGCTCCTAGATAATGTTCTTCTAGGCAGCGGAATATGGGATTGATGTCACTTTCCCAGAGACGTTTGCCGGAATTGATCCGCATCTCTTTGTGGAACTCTTTGCTGTTGCGTGTAGCGAACCTTGACACAGGAGTTCCGTAGATGGTTTGGAACTTGCCTCGAGGATCATCATAATAAAAAACAAATCTAGTTGGAAATTCTCGATATTCTCGCAGACCATCCCGACGTTCAACTACGTGGATGGTATCTCTGTCTCGATCGAACAATGCGTCGATATAACTCAAATCTTTCTCCTGATGGTTTATGGCCCATCTTAGCCTTTCTACATGCCCGTTGAGTGGGCGAATCTTGATCGCTATCTTGTAGTTTACAAGGTGCGGCCGACAGTTTCAAGAACAGTGGTAAGTTCTTCGTGGTCTTTATTGGTATCAGTGAATTTGCTTTTTTGTGCGACTCGTATAGCCTTTTTTAGGATAGCCGGTTTCATTTCTAATTCTTCGGCAATGGCTTTGACGGTGTCATTGAGTCCGGCTGTGAGATCTTCAATTTCGGTCATGACAGCGATACCTTCGTTGATGAGTTGTGTGAGTTTGGCTTTTTGTTCGCCGCTAAACATACGTGATGACATAGTGGTCTCCTTGGTGGAAAAAATTAATTATACTTTACTTATTAGACAAAATCAACCTTTAAAGGATTCTAACATTTCTTGGGCAGTTTCGGTAGCACCTGATTCCCACCCAAAATGTCCAATCCATTCTTGATCGTAGTACATTGGGGAGACACGCAATATCCGTCTTTCGAAATCAATGCCTCTTCCGGCCATTTTTGTTTTTTTACTGGTGTAGAGTTCGTTGTGATCGAATTTGAATATGTAATTCTTGGCTTCCTGTTTGACAGTGGAACTGCCTTTTTGAACGTCTCGGAAATGATTTTTTAAATTGCTATAACTCCAGAGTTGGAACTCGTCGGTGTTAAAAAATGTGTAGTTGGCAAAGTCTTGTTGATGTTTTCGAGATATAGGTTGACTGTAATCTTTGCGCATACGTACAAATGGGCGTACTATCGATGCCGTCCATTTGAAATTAAAATAATTCCACCACCACCAATCGGCAATGGTGTCAACCCCATCGGGTCTCACTTCTTCGAGGTTTTTAGAAATTTTGTTCGCATACCAAAGACCAAACCCCGGCGTACGGTGTATGGATTCGTCATTGTCAAAATAATCGGCTATAAAATGTCTGTACTCTCTCCATGGCAATGTGTGCTTGCCTTCGCGAGCAAGGTGCCAAAATGCCGGCAAACTTGGCCCGAATATACAATCACCGGGATCTCCGTGTAGGACCATGTAACGATCTAAAATATCGTTGTTGATTTCAAAATCTAATAGATGATGTAATTTAAACTTACCCGATATGAAAGTTTGATAAAAATCAAAATTTTCAACCAGGCTATCCGAATTAAGTATTATCTCGACATTACTGAGATCTGCGGCAGAGAGATTTTTAAGAAAAGATGTCAACACCAATGTCGAATCTATACCGCCGCTCCACATCAGCGCAATTTTTTTATTGACTTTTTTAGAGATTTCGAAAATATCTAACGCTCTTTTATCGATTAGATCAAACAAGTCATAATTTACGTATTTCAAATCCGGCGCCCGGTATAGAGCATCGGGAGTCGCACCCCATGGTGTGGAAAAATTACCAATCCTAGCACGAAGATCTGTTGATCCAATCACTAATTGTGTTATTCTAGCCCAAGAATGTCCATGTACATTTAAAACTCGATAGTTTGACACGCTGTCATTGTCGACTAATATGCTATTTTTCAAACCTTCAAAATGATTCATGACAGATTTTTCCTTAGTTCGTTGATGACCATTGGGAAATAATGATATTTTGTTGGAATGGAAGATAATTTTTTAGTTAATTCTTTTTTTATTTCATTGATTGGCTTTTGATAGTCCATGCGAAATAGTATGTTAAAAACTTCTTTCTTTATTTCATCTAAAGATTTAACTGGGGTATATTTGTTTTCAATTTCTCTGTCTAGTAATGTCTGTACTTCAGTGTCATCGGGAATCATCAGAGAAAGGAATTTTTTAAACTCGCTGAGACTTTTTTTGATTACTTGATACTGTCGGGATTCTTTGTCTATCAAACTTTGATTGCTTTTTTCGAGACAGATTAACAGACTTTCCAGCATTAAAAGTTTCTCTTGTAATTCTCGATCCTGATCCTCTATGGGCCGAGCTTTTTGTATCACATAAGCAGGATTAGTGACATACATGTCAATCTCGCTCCACATCCTATCTCCATTGGCTATGCCTGCTAACATACATCGGCTGTTGTTAAATAATCCTCGCCGATAGTTTGAAATTCCACCAAGGTCGACTAGATATAATAACTCTTGTTGCATCAGTAACATCTGTATGTTTTTTAATCTGCTATGGTCATCGCTGATCATCATGAAACGATTTCGACGCGGACTGAAGAGTCCATATTCAAATGTCGTCATCCTTTGAAATCCTCTAAGAGAAATGCGGATTCATTGTCGAGATCATGTTCCCAATAATAATATCCCACCCAATTCTTATCATAACACAAAGGAAGATACGAAGTTAATCTAAGGTCTTGATTTCCGGGAGCCCCAGCCATCTTGGTTTTATTATCGTAATACGATTGATTTTTATCGAGTTCAAATATGTAATTTTTAGCCTCGATTTTATGTGTACTACGATCTCGACCGATGAGATTTTTTAAATTACTGTAACTCCAGTTTTGAAACTCATCGGTCCCGTAATAAACATTATCTGCAAAAAACTTTAAATTCTCGTCGCTGATGGAATTTTTAAAATCTCTACGACTGAAATAAAATGGTCGTTGACAGCTGAATTCCCATTTAAAGTTATAATATGTCCACCACCACCAATCGGCCACAGTTTCAACGTTCGCTGGAGAAACTTCTTCAAGATTGGCAGTGACTTTGTCAATCCACCACTTGCCCATGCCTTTAACATAATGATAACTATCAGGACTTGGTTGTATTATTTCAGCCATACGATCTAGATGATGACGATAATTCTCCAGATGTTTTCCTTCCTCCATCAGGGGACGATATGCCGGTATACTAGGTCCAAACAGACAATCAGCAGGATCGCCGTGTAGAAGAATATACGAATCCAACAATTCATCTGTGACATCAAATTTTGAATAATGAAAGCAAGATATTTTTCCTGATATAAATTTTCGATAAAATTCAAAATTTTCAATCATTGATGCGGTATTCATTACCACGGTGATTAATTCTAAATCTTGTGTGCTACAATTTTTAATAAAGGATGAAAGAACAGTTGTTGAATCAATACCGCCACTCCACAATATCATTATGCGTTTGTTTTCTTTCTTTGCAGTCGACATAATTTTTAGTGCTCGTTGATCGAGGAGATCTTTGAGACTGTCTGACGTATAACGAAATTCCGGCATTTTATAAAGAGGATTTGAGCAAGCAGACCACGGTGTAGCAAAATTACCAATACGCGGTCGAAGATCGGTGACCCCAATCAATACGTTAAGAGACATACGCCACATGACGCCCATTGGATTTTTACTACTGCGAGCTCTTATGCCGTTTATAAAACGAGCATCGATCATGACACTTTCTTTTAATAAGTTCTCCATACTCTTCCTTGGTAAACTTTTTTTAAGGTATACAATATGTCGTGGTCGGAAGAAGTCAGCGAATCTATCTTTTCTTGTAGATGTGTTTTTACAGTCTTTTCGTGATAGTCAGTTCCGATAAAGATTTCTAGTAAATCCGATTTTAAATTATTAAATCTTGTTATTGCTTTTTCTTTGTTGTTGATTTCAGTACTTACAAAGTTTTTTATATTTGGATCGTTTGGCAGCAAGCTCAATATAAAAGATTCAAACTCGTTTAATCCATTGATAACATCATTGAAACGATTTCTTTCATTTTTTTCAATCTGTTGAAAAAAGGTTTCCGTTTCTTCGATCAATTTGTACAGTAATTCGAGATTGTCTTTTAAAATTTTGTTGGGTTCGCCAGACACGTTTATCAATTTGACTCCGGGCATCTTGCTATCGGGATCTGGTATGGCATGTCTTGTCAAAGGATTTGATCCCCCCAAAGTATGACAATTATCATTGGTGATCAATGATTCATCAATGGGAGTTTCTAACAACGTGATATTAACACAAAAGAAAAACTTTTGTCGAAATAAAATCATCTGTAACATCTTTATTACATGATAGTCGCGAGAAACTATATAGAATCGATTTTCTAAGCCGTGTAACAGCCCATAAAGATGTTTTTTATCCATATCAGATTGATTTTAACAGATTGGCAAGGAGATTGTCAATCTTTATTTGGTGATAGAAATCCGCTTTTCCAATCTAAGCATCATTGTAGGTTGATCCAAATAGCAAAGAGCATGCCTGCCAACCATGCCACCGCGATCACGGCATACTTGATTTTTTTGCGTGTTGGTACCCTAGACCAAGTGCTGGCCATCAGTGAAACTGCTCTTCTTCTGTGGAACCTTTGAGAGCCTGGGTAGATGCGTTGGCTTCGATGGTGGTTGTTACCGCATCGAAATACCCAGTACCTACTTCTCTTTGATGTTTGACAGCCTCGAAGCCGCGGCTCGCATCCGCGAACTCACGTTCCTGTAACTCCACGAAAGCAGACATACCGTTCCTAGCATAACCATGAGCAAGGTCAAACATGCCATGATTAAGAGCATGGAATCCAGCAAGTGTGATGAATTGAAAACGGTAACCCATTGCTCCAAGTTCACGTTGGAAACGGCTAATTGTATCTGCATCTAAGTTTTTTCTCCAATTGAATGATGGTGAGCAGTTGTAGGCCAGCATCTTGCCTGGGAACTGCCGATGTATGGCTTCGGCGAATCTTTTTGCGAAATCAAGGTCGGGCTTTCCTGTTTCACACCATACGAGATCGGCGTAAGGGCAGTAGGCAAGTGCTCGGCTGACTGCTTGATCAAATCCGGGTCGGGTTCTATAGAAACCTTCGATAGTTCTTTCGCCAGTAAGAAAAGGAACGTCATTGCTATCAATATCGCTAGTGATAAGGTCAGCGGCCTCGGCATCAGTTCGTGCAATAACAAGAGTAGGCACCCCCATAACATCAGCAGCGAGACGAGCGGCAACAAGTTTATTGATGGCTTCTCTAGTTGGTACAAGAACTTTTCCTCCCATATGTCCACATTTTTTAACAGAGGCCAATTGATCCTCGAAATGTACACCGGCAGCTCCGGCTTCGATCATGGCCTTCATTAATTCAAAAGCGTTCAGCACTCCGCCAAACCCAGCTTCGGCATCGGCCACAATAGGAGCAAAAAAATCTCTATCTCCCGAACCTTCCATCCACTGTATCTGATCTGCTCTGCGGAATGTGTTATTAATTTTATTTACTACCGCTGGTACAGAATCGGCGGGATACAAACTTTGGTCAGGATACATTTCTCCTGCTAGGTTGGCATCACCTGCTACTTGCCAGCCTGATAGATATATGGCTTTGAGTCCTGCTTTGACCTGTTGTAAAGCCTGCATACCTGTCAAGGCGCCCAATGTATTGACATATTCTTCTGTTTGTAAAAGGTTGAATAATTTATTGGCCTGTTCAATGGCAAACTGATTTGGGTAAACTTTTGACCCTTGTAAACGAACAACATCTTCGGCTGTGTATGGTCTTGATATACCTTTCCAGCGAGGGTTAATTGACCATTCTTGTTGTAACGCATAGATTTTTGAATCTCTGTTGGACATTTGTTGATCTCCTGAATTCTAGTATTTATATTGCTTCGCAATACAATAATAAATCATCAATGTTGTCCATAGGGTGATGGATGAGACCCCGGCGATTCGGGATAGACCAAGTAGATATCAGGATTGTTGTTCGGATCGCTCGCGACATTGGTCGCATTGGCATTCAAAGCAGTCGTCGCAGTCGCGGCAGCTGATGCCGCAGTGATATGGGCATCCACAGGAGCATTTTGGTCGTAGTCGTTGATAGGCTTCATAATCGTCAATGAAATTTTCCATATATTGGCTCCTATCAATGGTCTTTGCCACTGTTGATAGATAGTATTTAGTAACGATTATCTGACGATTATTCTACTTTGCCCCAGTCGGACTTGGCACGTATGGCAAATGCCAATTCACGCATACGTCCATATTCCTCAGAACCTTTAGGATGAGGGCCCGATTTTTTAAGAGCGGTGTAGGCCTTTAGCAATTCGGTTTTGGTCTTGCCAGTATACTTGCCTCGTTCGTGAGCACTGACCGTGGTTTCTACTCCCCATTTTTCTCCGAGACTTTGTAGGTCCTCGGTAGTTTTGTGCTTGGGCAGTCCTTTGTGTTTGGTCTTGGCAAAGTCTTTGACATCTTTGGGTTTCATGGTGCTGGCCGCTTGCCGGAGCTCTTTGCTGGAGCCGGGAATTTTTTTGCCTTTTTGCATGGCATGTACCATGCCCATGAATTTTTGCTGTGCTTGGCTCACGGCCTTTTCGGCCAGCTCGATGCTTTCTTTGATTTCTCTGATGGTAAATTCACTTGATTTCATGCCGCCTCCGTTGTGGAGATGAAATTTACTTGAGGCTTGATCTCAGCATCCAGGAATGTTTTTGATGTGCATCCATGCGCTCGGCCAGGAAGTTGGCGAGACCATCTTCACCGGCATCAGTGGCCATGTCGAACACTCGTTTAAGGATCTTGGTCATCTTGTCTGAGTCAGTAAGCAATTCAGCGACCATGTCTTCGGCGGATAATACTCCAGTCTCGTCGTCGACCATGCTCAGCATAGAAAAGCGAGTGAATGATCCTGGTGTGTAGGAATCAAGTTTACGTATGTTTTCAGCAAATGGATCAATGCTGCCATAGACTTCGGTATAGATATTACCAAACAGTTCGTGGAACTGTGCAAAATGTATACCTTCCACGTTCCAGTGGAAGTTGTGTGCTTTAAGGTAAAAAGCAAACTCACTGGAGAATGCTATTTTCATTGCTTTTTTGAGTTCATCCATGATTGTAAATTCCTATATATCGTAACCGTCGTTTTTCATCTCGGCAAGATATTTACTGACTTCATCACGCCCTTCTTTCGTGCTGAAGTAGTAGTCTTTGTTTTCTTTCCATGTTGTGTACTTTTCAAGATCATCAACTTTTCGATTTAATTTATCACTGATAGAATTGAGGTGATTGATCAAGTTTTGTGCTCGATCGTTGGCTCTTTCAAGATTGTCTATTTCCTGATCTTCTCGATCATTTTCTCTATCTAGTCGATCAATGTCTTTTTGTTCTTGATCATTTTCTTGGTCTAAGCGAGAAATATCTTTGCCGGCTTTATCGGCCAACCACATGGCTATGGCCTCAGCATCGGATTTGGCCAACGGAAAGGCACGTTTTGCCGCTTTGATCATCCAAGCGGCACGCATATCGCCGGCTTCGCCGCCGGGCTCATCTTCCGCCACTGACATATTTTTAGATAATTTTTGTTTGAGTGATTGAATCTTTTGCTGATACATTTTACATTTGGCATCATCACCGGCACGATTCGCAGCCAGGGCCAGTGCTTCCAATTTTGACATTTTATTTTTTATATTGTCAGAGCTTTCGGCAAATGCTTCTGGCGGGTTCTCTTTAAGCATACGCTCAACTTGTGCTACCCAAGCACTGACATCACTAGATCCAATTTCTTCGACATCACCAACATAGTCAGCGACATTGTCAACTGCGGCACCAACCAACTCAGGACCGTATTGTTTTAGTAAGTCCAACCGTTGTGACAATATACGATGAGTAATAGCACCTGCCACTGGACTATCGCCAAAGTCTTCCGACACATCTTGCTCACCAAATCTCTGGCGATAATTATTTGGATTCATACTGTTGCGAGAACCAATGACTGAATTGCCTTCACCACTGAGCATGAGATCGTACATGAGTTTGATGACTTTCAAAGGACTATTCATCCTTTCTAAGGCATTCTTAAACCATTGTACCTTTTCGGGTTTCATCGGTTTGGCGCTGGGTTTGCTGATCAATGCCAATGCCTGTGTCTTTAATGTTTCAAGATCGGTGATCCTTTCGAGGCGCTTGAGATCCTCAACATCAAAATTGTAGTCGGATTTTTTGGCCTCGCCTACACTCATACCATCGTCTTCGTGTATTTCAATCACTTTGGCATGACGAGAAGAATTAAATTCTGAAAGTAACATCAGTTTAGCCCTTTATTGTTTCTGTTGCGCTTTTTGTAGCGTGGTCTTGAGTTGGGACGCCAAGGCTGGATCAGTCATAGCTTTTTGTACCGCACCTGCAACCGATCCGGCATTGTTTGGATCGTTGGCTGCTTTATTTGGATCGATGTCTACACCGGCACCTTTGAGTTGTGTGAGATTTTTCTTGATCTCTTGATCTTGCCGTATCTGATCGGGTGTCTTCTGTGTCGGCGCATTGCCGTATTCTTCAACTCGCTTGATCATTTTCTTTTTCATCAAAGGGGACACAACAGTGGCCACGCTGCCGGCGGTTGTGTTTTCAATTACGATTTCGCTGATTTTCATGATATTTCCGTTTATGTAGTAAATTCAAAATCTGACTGCTTATCATCGACTTTTATATTACCAAAGTATAACAATCGACTAGGATCGTCAATGGAATCTAATTTCAAATAATGCCGTCCTGAAGCAAGATTTACAAAGGCTGTTTCTTTTATGTAGCTATCTTTATTAGACCAAATAAATGATCTCTCAGTGATAAGATCCCCGTCGACGTAGACTCGATAACCGGGTGCTCTACGTCCTGGTATAGAAAAAATATCTTCTCCATGAGAATGCACTTCAAAAGTTAGTTTGACTTGACGTTCAGGGTTCATCAGCAAACATTCCTGAAGATATACCACGAGATTTAGTTCCTCCTCGACGACGCTGTGCCGACAAGTCCCTATATGCCTGTAACAGAGCATCAAGCATCACAGGTAGAGGAGAATTCTTGATGACATATTGTGCTCGTCGTACAGCATCGGGATCCATGGAAGCCATCATAGTTGAAAGTTCTTGGAAATTTCTTTCTAGTTTACGATGTAGAGTGGAAATAGACAGTCTTCCATATCCAGGTATCAACACTTCACTGTCAGTCATGGGATTTTCGGGATCAAAATGATAAAGGCTTTCAATGAGATTGAACGCTCGCATCATCTTTTTCAAAGTATCGGTTTTGACGTCTTTGGTCAATGACATGCTGTATCGAGGATCGCTGGCCATTTTTTTATTAGACGCTACAACACCAACCCCGGCGGCATCTTCAACTAGCCCAGATTTTTTCGCAATGATGTAATCTCGAAGATCGTTCAATTCTTTTTTTGACAACATTCCGGGATTTTTACTGTACTTCCATGCCAACATTTTATAATAATTTTGGCCAGCGTCAAGTTTGGGTGCTAAAAATCCAATGGGTGTATTGGGAGTTTCTTTGATTTTGCCTAGGCTATTGACACGATATCTCTGTTTGCCATCTGTGACTGTCAACTGATATCCCTGTACATTCTGTGCTTCTAATCTCTTGTTGATCAATTCCCCGGCACGCCTTACATCCATGTCTCCGAGATCGTAGACACGCTGTTCCCCATCGATGACCACGATAGCCTGGGTCTTGCGAGATTGGTCATCGTATTTTAACCATTCTTTTTCTTTATCGAGGTCTCTTTGCCCCCGACCTAACAAGGCGCTGGCATTACGGTCACCTCTGGCGATGGCACCAATCTCCTGATTGATTTCGCCACGGATTGAATCTTTGCTGATATTCTGTATATTTTTAGCGGCACGCAACGCAGTGAGAGCATCTCGGGGAGTGATATCTGCTTGTGCTGGCGTACCTGCGGCAAGCCCAGTGGCCAACGCGGCAGCTCCCAATGCTTTACTGAAACGCCCTTCGCTGACCATTAATTTTTGATCCATGATATGTCGGGCTTCTTCACTGTATCTCCCAAACAAATCGGCGATGATTTTTTTACGTGTTTCTTCGTCAGATTCTGAATATTGTTTTCTTACTTCGGTGGCGCTAGTCATTGGCGCACCTAACACGGTAAAATCCACAGTGGGCACTGTCATGATATAACCGTGTTGATCAAGAGTGTTGGCGTCTTTGAGATCTGCTGGCAGGGGTTGGAAATAGGTTGGATTGCCATCTTTTTTGTAGCCCATGCGGAATCGTGGATCCTCGGCCATGTCTTTTTCACTGACGGCAAAGATCAACACGGTTTTTTCTGCGGGGTACAATTCAACTAATTCGGGCACCTTGTAGGGTTCCCGGCTTTCAACAACTCGGTCCATAGGAACCCCAGTAAGGGCCATGAACACACTTTTGTCGGAAAAACTAAAAGGACTGCGTGGGGGATCTACTTTATTACTGGTGGCGATGAAAACACGGTCTCGGCCAAATTTAGCCACAAGACCATCGTAGACCGCCTTGTGCCCTTTGTGGAAGGGCTGGAAGCGGCCTGGATAAACTACCAATATATTGGTGGTATCTTCAAAAAGATCAGCAACAAACATGTCATTTCCGTTTTGTTGCTGTATTTAGTGCTTAGAGAGTTTCTAGTAGCCAGATATAGAAAGGGGTAGTGAAGGGGATTTCATAGCGACCATTCCAGCCCATATTGGTAATACCACGCAGTTCTGTGACATTTTCCTTGCCTTGATAACAAGGAACTGGTTGATCGATCTTATAAACACCATAATCAATGTCATTGCCATAGTCGGCACCCACTGGCATATGTATACCGTCAACTTCCAATGATTCTATTTTCAACAGCATGTCTTTGGCTATGATGAGATTATCATCGGTGCTTTCTGGATCCTTGACTGTTTGATCATCGGTTTTGTTGAGAAAATACAGAGCAATGGTGTGTGATCCTTCATCAAGTTCCACAGTAAAATCGTGGTATTCTATTTCTCCGCTGGCACCTTTGATCTCGCCTTCGGCTATGATCTTTTCATTGAGAGTTATTTTGTATTGAGGTCTACGGTCCCAAAATGTACCGCTTATCCCCATTTTAAAATTGAGGTTTTCTGTGCTCATCGTTTTTGTTTCCCTTTTTTACGAGAAGATTCGGCGGCTTGATCCATGGCCGCCTTTAATGCTCCAGGTATAGTTACATCGTCAACAGATTCACCGTCGGCATTCGTACCAGGCATGTTGAATTTGGGCATTTTGCCAAGGTCACCTTGGAATTCATAATGGCCGATATGGTTGAGCAACACTTTACTGTGCGCCCAAATTTCCCCACCAAGTTTTTGCCATCTCCGGCAAAACGTCCAATCCTCGCTGAGATAATGACCTCTTTCATCGATGATGGTGTCAAAAATTGAATACATATAGGGTTCGTACTGTTTGCCTAAATTCACATCATCAACATATTTGGTTTCAGGATGCGCGGCACAGAGTTTCTCATAGACATGACGCTTGAATAGCAGGAACCCCGTACCCATAGTATCAACAGTGAAAATATCACCTGCTACCTTGACTTCGGGTTTGAGGTTGATGACGTAATTGGCTGGTAG